GGAGGTGATCCTAATGTAACACCAGAAACTACACCACCAGCTCAAGAACCACCTGTACAGCCGCCTGTTACCTTTACACAAGAGCAGATGGATGAAGTGAAACAGCAGCAGGAAGCATCATTCTTGAAGAAACTTGGTGTGGAGAACTTAGATCAGTTGAAACAAACGGTAAAAGGTTGGAATGAATACCAAGAGTCACAGAAAACAGAGCAAGAAAAAATAAATGAAAAGTTAACAACCTTTGAGACTCAATTAAAAGAAAAAGATGAGTCTCTTTTTAATTCTCAGGCGCAAATAGCCGCGCTTAAATTAGATATCAAAGAAGAAAAGAACTTAAATGCAGTTATTACTCTAGCGAAAACTAAGGTTAATGATGATGTAGACATTACAAAGGCTATCGAAATGGTAGTTGAAGAGTTTCCACATTTTAAAGGTGTAGTGGAGCAGCCACCTGCAGATCCAGGAAAGCCGAAACCGACATTTTCAAACGGCCAACACCAACAAACGTCAATGACAGAGTCTGACAAATGGTTTGCGGCGTTCGGAGTTAAAAAGCAATAAGTTTTGATGAAGTCATTCTTTGTTGATGGCTTTTTGTTTTGAAAAAATTATAAAAAATAGGGAGTTGTTTTATACATGGCTACACTAAATTATGCTTCACAATATCAAGAAGTACTTGTTCAAAAGTTTTCGCAAGCATTAGCATTCGGAGCATTATATGCTACACCTAATAACAGCGTTGTAAAATGGACAGGACCAAAAACAATCATGATTCCACGTATTAAAGTCGGCGGTTACACTGATGTAAATCGTGACGTTGTCGGAAACTATACGCGCCGCGTTGACAATTCATTCGAACCAAAAACTTTAGGCCATGACCGCGAATTCCGTACTTTAGTTGATCCAGTAGACGTTGACGAAACAAACATGGCTCTTTCTATCGCTAATATTACGCGCGTGTTTAATGAAGAAGAAGCAACGCCAGAGCACGATAAATACATGGCTTCTAAATTATATGCTGAATTCACAGGAGCAGGGAAAACTGCTGATGTAACTGTACTTGATCCTGCAAGTTTCCTTACTGTATTTGATAACTTCATGGAACAAATGGACGAAGCAGAAGTGCCGCAAACAGGACGCATTCTTTATATTACGCCTACTGTTAAAAAGACTGTAAAAGCAGCTAAAGAATTACAACGTCAACTTGATATCTCTGGTACTAATGAAAAAGCGTTAAACCGCGGCGTATATTCGCTTGATGATGTAACAATCGTAACAGTACCATCAAGCCGCATGAAAACAGCATACAACTTTACGAATGGAGCAGTACCGGATGCAGCAGCAAAACAGATCAACATGATCTTAATTCATCCATTATCAATGGTAGCTCCACAAAAATATGAATTTGTTGATCTAGACACTCCAAGCGCATCAACAGGTGGCAAATACCTTTACTATGAGCGCAAATACTGGGATGTATTCATTTTAGGCGCTAAAGTTGATGGTGTTAAATTCAACATTACAGCATAAGAGAGGCTTTTATAGCTTCTCTTTTTTATTATGAAAGGAATGGTGGTTACATGAGTAACACAGTAAAAGTACAACGATTGAATAAAGTATTACACATTGAAAAAGACTTCTTAGAAAGTTATCTGAATGATGGTTTTGATCAGATCGGCGAAGAAGGAAAGATCATCAAACGTGCTACTGGCGGCCGCAATGTTACTGTATCAGAGCATAACGTGGCACTTGATCGCATCGAGGAACTAGAAGCGGAATTAAAAGAGTTAAAAGCGCCTAAAAAATCTGCAGCCAAGTAGGTGATCACATGCCTTATATAGATGTTGATTACTATAATAACGATTACGAAGGGACTCAAGTCTCTGATGAAACGTTATTAAAAAGAATGATAAAAAGAGCCAGTGAGCAGATAGATAGCATCATAGGTTACAAATTACAAGGAGTTGACTTCGATAAAGTTGCTCCTTTTATTCGTGAGCAAGTCAAAAAAGCTACTGCAGCACAAGTTGAATTTCTAGCTATTAACGGCATTACTTCTGCAACTGTAAGTGAAGGCGGCGGCGGTTTCTCTGTTGGAGCTTATTCTGAGAATGGAATGAGTGCAGGAGCGGCAAGTGCACCTAGTCATTATGACCGTTATGCGATTACTGTAGTTGATTATCTGAAGCATACAGGACTTCTTTATGCAGGGATTGGTGTACATGGCTAAACCGATACGGTTATCATTGCTGATTCACACTGTAGATTATCTGGAATATACCGGAGAAGATGATACATGGGGTGGAAATGGTAACTATGCTCCTGCTGTAAGAATCGAAAGAGTAAGAGTGGAGCCTAAGAAGACTGTCGTATCTAACGGAAACGGTGAGAGCCTTGTTATGCAAATACTCTTATTTCATGATGCAGTTCATTCAACACCTGTTACTTTCGAGGAGAAGTCCAAAGTCATATTTAACGGAAAAGAAATGACCGTTAGCAAAGTCAGTGAATTTTATGATAGAAGCAATCTTCATCATGTGGAGGTACTGCTAGTATGATTCGTTTGAATATCCGAATTGATACACCTGATATCGAGGGGAAAGTAATGGAAGCTACTCAGAAAGCGCAATTTGCACTAGATCAGCAGGTGCTTAAAGACAGTAATTTCTACATTCCGAAAGATACAGGTGAATTAGAAAGATCTGGCGTTAGATTCAGCAGGCCAGGAGAGGGACATATTGAATGGTCAACACCTTATGCGCGACGCTTGTATTGGAATCCGCAATATTCTTTCTCTCATGACGCGAACCCTAATGCGATGGGGCTCTGGTTCGAAGAGGCAAAAGCTAGGAATGTAACGGATTGGGTAAGAATTGTAGAAAACGATATTAAGCGAAACTTATAGGAGGACAAACATGATATGGCTAATTGAATCGGTCAAGAAACATTTAACCACTACTTTGCAGCCGGGTATCCTATTTGCTCCTATAAAAGCCGATTTATTGGATATAGGAGCAAATGATACACCGCGAAAAAGTATTGCTATTAGAATGATTCCGTCAGCAGCAGGAGAACAATATTTCGAAGGTGAAAACATCAACAAGCAAATTCAAATTCTCGCAAAAAGTAGTAACCAACTGGAAGTAAACAACACAGTTGAATTTATTACAAGGGAACTAAATAACGTTCATAGGCGTGTATTTAACGCTATTGATGGCTCCTATACACTAAGACGACTCAATGTGTATGTGGAGCCTAATTTCGTTGAGAAGACAGCAGCAAATGAGTTTATATACACCGCACTTTTTTCTGCGGAATTAGAAATAGGAGGTAATTAATATATGGCATATCTGTTGAACCATCTTTATAAATTTGAAATCAATGTAGGAACGGAGTCTACTCCTAAGTGGGCTGTTATTGCTAAGGGTATCAAGTCAGTAGATCCCGATAATAACGAGGAAGTAGAAGAGGACTACTACTATGATGGTGGAGGCGCTTCTGAGCGTTCTGTTATTGGTTTCATGATGAGTTATTCCTTTGAAGGTCATCGTTCTTATGGCGATGAGGCTCAAGACTTTATCCTTAAGAAAGTTAACCAAATTGGAGACGCTCGTAAGACTGACTTTAGAGTGACTGAGCCAAACGGTGACAAATGGGAAGGTCCTTCAACTATCTCAGAGATCAAAGTTCCCGGAGGAGATGCGAATAGCAAGGGTGAGATTGAGTTTAATATTTCCTTTGACGGAGCTCCAAAATTTACAGAAAAAGGCGCAGCTTAATAGTTCTGCATTTCTCTTCCGTTCATGCTATCGAATTACACTGAGAGGGAGCTTGTATTGATTCCCTTCTCGGTGGATAGCTTTTTTAAAGTGACAAAAATAGTACAAAATATACTTTTAACTTATTCGAATAAATTAAAAACCTCGACGGAGGCAAATATAAAACCAAAGGGAGATAACCATAATGACTAACGTAGTAGAAAACAAGTTTCAATTTAACTTCGAGAAAACTTATAGAGAGATTGATGTAGCAGGGAAACTTTACAAGGTGAGCTTTGATGATGAGTCAATGTTCAAGTATCAAGAATGTTTCGTTGCTTACGAGAAGAAAGCCAAGGAGTTACAGGCTGAAGAAGTTGATATCCGTGAAGCTACTCCAGAACAACTACGTGATATGAATGCAAAGCAACGTGAGGTTGTAAAAGATGCTATCGAGATATTCTTA